CTTTCGGAGCCAGGGAGAGAATCTCTTTCTTTTCCTCAGACTATTTAGATAAAAAGAATATTGCATATCTTTATCTAGATGACTATGCTTGTTCATTTCATTGGCAAACATAATACAATCTAAATGCCCAGATAGACAACGATTAACAATATAAGGAGGATATGAACTGATATGTTCTGATAGATCTTCTTTATTGAAGTTGATTGAATTAAGCCAATCTTTGAGTTCCGGGTTCATAATTAAATAAAAGTAATTCTTTACGTTCTTTTTGTTCACGCATATATTCACCAACCGAACGCATGGTGTAAGTCAAATCAAACTCACCCATGTTCCATCCATCAAATCTTTCTTTAACCAAATTTGAAGAATTATAAGATATAAGTTGGGGTCCAATATATCGGTCACAATCAGCAGCAAAATCATCATGATTGAAGGTGTTATGCATACTACCCTTCTTTCCATAAAGATTATCTTTTATATCGTATGGTGGGTCTAGATAAGTGAATACATCTTTACTATCGGTAAGTAATTCCTCATAGGATTTATTGGTAATTTTCCAATCTTTAATTATTTTAGAATATCCTAGAAGTTTTTCTATCCCTCGCATTGAGAAGTTGGAGACACTTGCTTGTTTACTGAAGGAGGAGGATTCAGTGAGGCCACTAAAACTGCACTTGTTAATAATATAAAAAGCAACTGCGCGAGATAAATTCGTTTCAGTATAGTCATTGACAGTCTCCTTGGACTTTAAAAATAGATCCTTAGCAGATTCAAATTCAGGATGCTGCGACTTCAGTTCACCAATCCTCTCAGCAAGATCAGCACCAGTATCCTGTAAAACCCTCCAGAAATTATATAGAGGTTCATATAAATCATTCACCCAAATATCTAGGTGAGGATATTTCTTAGTGATGTGAATAGCAACGCTACCACCACCAAGAAATGGTTCACGATACTCCTTACAATCAGATACCTTCAGTAGATACTGATCCATTTTAGTGCAAGCGCGAGACTTACCACCAGGATAACGAAGAGGAGTTTTAAAAGATTTCATCGATTGACAAATCCATTGTAAGAATCATCACCTTGATAAAGAAGAACTCCATCAACCTGATCGATAAGTTCAAACATACTTTCTGCTAAAGTTCGATATCCAGTGCCAACATAAAGTTGACCTAAAACAACTGCTACGGTAGCAGTTCCCCAGAAGAAATAATAAAATCTAGATTTGACTTGTGCTCTAACTTTTGTTTTCGTTTGTTTCATAATTTTTAATTAGTCTATCAACTTGTTTTTTACTAGTACCACAAGGAGCATTCTTCAAGCATAAGAGAATACATTCTCTATCAGAAATCAATGGTTTTTGTGTCCATACAATTTTGTCGCTCATTTAAAATCCCCCGCCCTTAGACTTTTTCTTTTTAAGATGATCTTTCATATCTGTTTTTGATTCAGAAAGAATTTTTTTCAACCCTTCTTCATCATAGTGATCACAGAGTTGGATCATACGATCTAGAGCATATTGAAACTGAGAACCCTTACTCATTTTACTGAGTAGATAATGTGCTACATCATATCTAAGTTCCTCTAACTCTTTCTCAGTCACTTGAACTCGCACTCCACCATGATTTCAGTAAGACATGCTAGCATATTTATTTCTTGATCTGCCACAAATGCCATTTGATACTGATACTTAGCGAGAGTAAGCACAGCAGCAGGAATACTATTCGGAACCATGGAATCATAACAAGCATCGTAAATACGACGCAGAAGTACAGAAGTATCATTGTCCAGGTTATTGACAACCCATTTACGTACTTCGGGAAAATCCTTTTCCTTAAGTTTCTTAACCAGATCATTTACTTTTACATCACTAAAGGTTGCAAGAATGCCAGAGTCAATCTTACCACCGGCAGAGTAACGTTGACACTCATTAAGAACACGTCTCCAATCTGGAAAGTGTTTGTTGATTAATTCTACCAGGACCTTGTTATCATGTTCAATACCCTCTGTATCCAAGATTTCTTGGAGACGCTTGAAGAACTGGGCGGCAAGTTGGGGCTTGCTTTTGGAATTGGTTGAAAAGTCAATACAGGCGCATCGACTGTGGAGGGGTTCGATGATTTTGTTTTTGAAGTTGCAGGTAAAGATGAATCTGCAGTTGCCAGAAAACTCCTCTGTAAACGCCCTAAGTAGGAGTTGTACGTCGTTTGTTGTGTTATCAGCTTCGTCGATGATGATGACTTTGTGTTTACCAGTTGCTTGAAGTGAGACGGTCGAAGCGAAATTCTTTGCAGTATTTCTGACCGTATCAAGGAAGCGTCCCTCATCGGATCCATTGATGACATAAACATCTACTCCCAGTTCGTTACACAGTGCTTTGGCTACAGTTGTTTTACCACATCCTGCTGGACCAGATAGCAGCATGTTAGGTATCTCACCTTTATCTAGGAAGTCTTGGAAGGTCCTCTTAATATTTGTTGGTAAAATACAATCTTCAATAGTTTTGGGACGGTATTTCTCCACCCACAAAAATTCATTACGCATAATCATTCCAAAGGTCGAACAAATTCATTAGACACAATATCAGTTGCCTTCAATTGTTCTTTCATATATTCTACACCAATTTCTGGCATAGCGGTATCCCCACAGGTAAAAACATCACACACTGCCATTCCCTTTTCGGGCCAGGTGTGAATACTAATGTGGGACTCAGCAAGCATAGCAAATCCAGTTACACCTTGAGGTTCAAATTTATGAACTGCCAGGTGTAACAAGGTTGACTTACACTCTTTAGTTGTATAGTACAGAAGTTTTCTAATAAACTCCTCATCATCAATAAGTTCTAATGAACAATCTTTTAAGGTAAAAAGAATATGTTTCATTGTTGTTGTTTTTTCAACCATTCACGAAATTGTTTTTTACCCGCTTCCACTGCAGTCCATGGAGCATACAGTGGATAAGGATAATCTTTTTTACCCGAAGGTGGAGTCGGGTTCAAGTGCGATGTAGTAAGTGAGGTCATGGTTCTTAGAAGTAAAACGAGAAAGAAGTTTCTGAGATACCACCACCTCATAAGTTCCAGGAAGAACTTTAATATTTTCTACCTTGAAGTTGAAAGAGAATTCTGCTTCTGTTTCACCAACAACTACGGCATAGTCATTGGATGTATCGTTCTTCTTATCACGAACAACCAATTTAATCACACCGTTCTCACCAACTGCAGACAAGTCAGGCAGTTGATATACAGCAGATGCTTTGAGCAGTTTCTCCAGTTGATCGGTGCTCACCTCAAAGCATACATCTTCTGTAGGAAGACTAATATCCTTTTCAGGAGGAGTCACAATTACATTAGGATCTGCAAAGAAATATTTGGAACGAGACCGACCTTCGCGAATAACTACATATCCATCATTCTGAAAATCGAGTTCAGGACTAGAGTGAAGACTGAGGCCATTAAGGAACTGATTAAGATCATAAATTCCAAAGTCCTTCATGAACTCTTCAGTAACAGTTGCCTCTGCAAGAATATTTTTCATCACACTGATAGTGCGAAGTTTGCTACCCTCTTTGAAAAGAATGGACTGGTTGATAGAAGAGAAGTTCTTCAGGACAGAGATAGTTTTATCAGAAAGTTTCATAGGGTTGTGAGTTTTCATTACAGAGGCCAGCGAAGTGGTAGAGAAGAATACAATAATGGATTGCCTTCAGGATATCCTGTTTAGACTTACCATCTTTCTTACCAAAACGAGAAAGGTACTTAAGTGCATTGGATCTACAGAATGGTTCTGCATCACCAACAGATTCAATCAGATCGAGTGTCTGAGTTTTTGATTCAGGAGAAGCATAGTGAGACCGATAGGTGCCACCAAGATACTCCTTAATTTCTTTGAGGATTACATCCTCATTATACTTCCAACGACCATTAGTGTTATCGGTGGTAGGAAGATCGGGAATGTTCAGATTCAACGTATCGGAAGATAGTGAAATTGTATCTGGACTTCCCAAATTCAAATAAGAAAAGTCATGTGCAGGTCGTGCGGCACCGAAACAAATAGTGTCAGAAGATGCAGTGCCAGGATTACCTGTCAAACTAAAACCATCTTCATACCTGTCTTCAAAGTTAGTCATATTCAATTCATCAAATAGTAAAGACCATGAGTTAGTCATATTATATCAGGATGCAACCTCATCGTCAATGGTGACACTATCACCGGGCATCACGAAATCAGCATCAACCTTGTCATACAGTTCCAAGAATGCCTGCTTGGTTTCATCATCGAAACGATTGACACAGACTTGAATTGCCTTTGCCTTGTCTCCGAAGATGCTATATGCCTTCACAATGTGAACCAGGCGACGGGTGCTAATGATTTCCTCAATACCACCATCATAGAAGGTCTTGCGGATGATGTCAGCCCAGTCAGAGAGACGCTTGCAGAAGTCCGCATCAGAGCAGAGTTTGTTGAGGATCTTCTGTTCGGTGGCGGTGGAAGGATACTCCTGCTCAAAGGTCACAGGGAATCGCTCAAGGAATGCTTCATTGAGCACGTTAGTTCCAATGAATCGTCCGTCGTCGGAACCTTTACCTTTGGTATTTGCGGTTGCGAATACTTGGAAACCTTCTGTGGGCGCAACCCATTTGCCAATCTTCTTGAGGAAAACTCCTTTTCCTTCGAGAAT